ATATTAAAAATACTAAGTGATAATAAAAACACGAATCATTATAAAGATGAAAAAAAAATAATCAAAGACCCAAAAACCAAACATCTAAACACCAAAGAAACAAAGACAAATAATATGATTACTATTGGTGACACAAACACTATACGGTTTATTTGTAATTATCTAACGCAAATATTAATCCACTACACATATATTTATTCAGATAACAAATTAAATTTACGAGTTTATTTAGATAATGTTTTTATTCATAACATAGATACATGGGGATTTATATCTACTTATTTACCATTATTGGAATCTTTATATGATAATATTGATACACTTAATGAAAATGAAAAAAAAGCATTTCAAATGTTAAAAGAATTATTTTTATTTTTATATACATCTAATATACATCCTATTAATAAAGATGAGGTTATTTTGCGTTTAAATAATTTATCAAGTAAGTTTAATAATGAAATAAATAAAGTATCTAGTAATAAAAAAAATGCAAATACTCCATTTTATAAGTCAATAAAATTGTCAAAAGGAATTACAGGGAAAACAATTTCACTACGTAGAAAAAATAATTTTACAAAAAAAATGCAAAATAAAATAAAAATGCAAAATAAAATAAAATAAAAATGCAAAATAAAATAAAAAAAAATAAAATATTTATATTTTATATAATGAAAGATATGCAATCCATGTTCAAAAAATTATGTACTCCTGCTAAAATTTATTTGGTTATCGCTATTGTATCTTCAATTATTTCTTTATTTAGCAAGGGTTCTATGTATAGCGTAGTTATTCACCTTTTATTTGCCTTATTCTGGGCATACATTTTGTCTTGGTTATGTAAAAAGGGTTATTCAGGTATCTCATGGACATTACTTTTGTTACCATACGTTATATTTTTATTAGCAATGGTTGGAATTATGAAAATGGTATAATAAAATGATAATAAATAATACAACGCATATTACCATTTTTACTTAAATGTAAATGAAAAATGTAAAGTATTTTAATATATTTTATTATTATTTAATAATATATATTACATGAGACTAGAAATATTTATATTAGGAATAACTATTTTTTTAATTTATAATGCATATAACGACGGAAAATATACAAAATTTTTATTGTCATTTAAAAAATATTATAAAATGATATTTTATGCTTTACTTGGAATTGGCATTTATTTATTATTAAAAAGAAATCCAATGCATGGACAAAAAATGTTATTATATGCAAATAATGTAGTAAAATTTATGCCTATTGATAAATCATCTATGGAAATGTTAAGTCCTATTTTAGATTTTACAAAAACCTCAGAGAGAACATTTATGGAATCCTTTAATAATGTTGAACAACCGACGAATTATTCTGCAACTCCATCTACACATATAGGTAAAGTTGCAAATAAACGTTCAGTAAGCGAAACAAAGAAAAAATATGTAGCCTCTCAGCAAGATTGGAAATGTGGGCATTGTAATTCACAATTAGATCATACATATGAGATTGATCATAGGATTAGATTAGAATACGGGGGCGGAAATGATGTTCAAAATTTAGTTGCATTATGTCGTAACTGTCATGGTAAAAAAACGGCTAGTGAAAACATGTAAACATTTATTCTAAAAACTTTTATTCTAACAAATATAGTTATAATATGATAATACTTTGTTCACATATATCCATCTATTTTTATTATTTTTATTTTTATTATAACATTGAATAATATAAATACCATCAGAATTATATCTATTTAAAACCCATCTAATATCCTTACATAAATTATAATCTACTAAAAACATAGAAGTATCAATATTGTTTATTCTTATATTATCACCAGTAAGGAATTCCTTATATGGATAAACATCATTAGGCCTTTTTTGATTAAATGTATATATTTTATTATTTTTAATTTCACTCAATAATGAATACAAATCAGGATGAATAATATTATCATCATCTAAGAAGTATAAATATGTATTTTTAATCTTGATATTATCTAATCCATAATTTCTTTGGGCATTACCGCTCATTCCTTCACCTTCGTAAATATATTCACTTATTTTGTTGCTATCTTTATCATTTAAAAATATTTGTGGGTTTTCATGAATTTTTTTTTTATCATATACTATAATCCATTCATTTATATATTCAAATTTAATACTTTCTTTAATTTTAACGAGGTTTTCTATTCGTGTACAAGGAGTGATAATAGTTATTTTTTTAAATTTATTGTCATGTTTATTATCATTTTTATTATCATGTTTATTATCATTTTTATTATCTTTTTCTGAATTAACAATTTCGTTAATAACTTCATCACTATTATAATCATCACTATTATAATCATCAATATCATAATCATCAATATCATAATCATGACTATCAATATGATCACCATTATTATCATTGGTTTCAATTCTATTATATATATGATAATTATCACAACTTTTATAAATCAACATAAAATATTTCACTAGTTGTTCATTTGTACAATCATTCATACTATAACACTTCATCCTATCTAATATTAAATTATCCAAGTCAACACATAAATCACTAGAATCAGAAGAGTATATATTATCTAATAATAAAAAATCGTTTTTAGGGTCATTATATAATTTATTGATTTCATCCCAGTTTTTATATAAATTTTCTAATCCAATTATACAATATTGTTTATTATAATTCATATTAATTATTTTATTACAATATTTATGTGTAAAATCTTTACGTTTCCACATTTGGCCTCCCTCATAACAATATTTCTCATCTTCATAAGAATCTTTATTTATCATTATTTCATTTATTTTATTTTTTTCAAAGGACATATTTCTAATTGGATATATTAACCTATTTATTTCACCATTTCTTATTAATGAAAAATTGTTATTTCCATCATTCATATACTGAATATATCCTAGTTTATGAATTTTTGCCATTTTAGTGTTTACTGCTGTTCTCAATAATAATTCATAATCATCACTTACAGGTAAAAATTCAGAATAACTTCCCATTTTTAATAGTTCACTTTTACGCCATATTCTAGGATGATTTGGAACAGAAACTATATGACTTAGTGTAACATTATTAATATTAGGTGTAGATGCAACAAAAACCCAACTATCATTATATTTTTGTCTATAATATCCTGAATATCCAAGTGCAAAATAATCTGAATAACTAAAATTTTTTTTATTTTCATATATGTTTGCAAAATCCATATAAATAAACCCAACAGTATTATCATTATCAAATACTATTTTTGAATCCATTAATACATCTGGTAATATTTCGTCATCATGATCCATTTCAATAACATATTTTCCTCTACATAATGAGACAGCCTCATTTTTTACATTACCAATACTACCATTATTTTCACTTCTCTTATATAATCTTATTCTATGATCATCTTTAAATAGGTCTTTTAAAAAAATAAAATGATTATCATCTGGTGAATCATCTAATATAACCCATTCCCAATCTTTTAATGTCTGTTTTTTAATACTATCATAAGCTCTAATAATTTTTTCATATGAATTATAACATGTAGTAAATAATGAGAATACAGGTCTAGTGAATTCATAATTTTCTAGAATTGTATCTACAAAACAGTAGTTTACATTTGAATTAAAAATGTTCACATCTGTTATTTCTTTTTTATGAATCCATCTTTTTCTCATTCTATCAGATATAACACTATTTACATCCTCACAATATTCCCCATCACCATTTTCACCATAAGTTACTAATATCTGATAATTTGAATTAAATAACTTATTTAACTCTTCTTTATTATTTACAACATAAATACTGCATAACAAATCTTTTTTGTTTTCTATTAAAAAATTATCAATTTTTGAATACTTGTCATATCTAAAAAATATTATAAATGGATATTTCATTTATAATATAGTTTAATTATATTTTTAAGTATTTATATCAAACATATTTTATTACTACGTTAAGAACTACGTTAAGAATAATGAAATATAAAAAAATAAAAATTAATTTT